ATCATAGTCAACAATTGTAGCTACATTCTGTGTGAATGCTATAACATTGTTTGCTGACTCGTTATACTCTACCCCCGCCTGTGGAAGTCCTCGCCCTACATAATTGTTAGTGCATATACCCTTGGGGAAGGTATCAACGCCACCAATAGACTGGCTGGTTTTCATAGTAGACGTAAATTGTCCACTCTGAAGATATAGTTTTTGATCTTCACCGATCCAAGGCGTGTTCGTTCCATCCCAAGAAATACCATGAGGATCAGAATCTACAGTTGTAACAAGCTGGCTGGTTTTGATTGTAGAAGTGAATTGCCCACTTGTAAGGTACAGTTTATCGGCTTGATCGCCTACCCAAGGAGTATTTGTACCGTCCCAAGAAATATCTCGCGGGGTCGTGTCAACGCCGCTCACATCCTGACTGTCTTTGATCGTAGAAGTGAATTGGCCGCTTGTAAGATATAGTTTTTGATCTGAATACCCACACCAGGGAGTGTTGGTACCGTCCGCAGAGATTCCAGACAGCCCAGAATCAATACTGGTAACATCCTCACTATCTTTTACAGTAGAGGTAAACTGACCGCTTTTTAGACGTAGCTTCTTCGACCCTCCGCCAGCGAAGGGAGTATTTGTACCATCCCAAGTTATACCATTGGGAACAATATCACCAGCGTTAATACTAGTTTTTAGAGTAGAAGTAAACTGCCCGCTTTGCAGGTATAGTTTATCACCTTGACTACCAGTCCAAGGGGTATCATAGACTGGCGGTGGAATGTCTAATCTAGCATCAAAGTCATCAATGCAAGTACCACTGCTCGAACTGTCAACTGTCGTTGTAACTAAACTAGTTTTGAGTGTGGAGCTAAATTGTCCACTAGTGAGATATAGCTTGTCCCCAGCAGTGCCGCACCAAGGAGTATCCGTGCCGTCCCAAGAAATACCAGTGGGGGTTAATTCAACACCACCAATAGACTCACTAGTCTTTATCGTGGATGTGAATTGGCCACTCGTCAGATATAACTTATCGTCCCCTTGTCCGATCCAAGGAGTATTGGTCCCGTCCCAAGAAACATCTATTGGAACGCCGTCAATACTTATTACAGCTTCACTGTCTTTGATCGTGGAGGTGAATTTACCAGACTGTAAGTACAACTTACGAGCAGTAGACCCAATCCATGGCGTATTAGTCTCATCGGAAGAAACGCCCCGGGGAGTAGTGTCAACAGTAGTAACATCTTCACTGTCTTTGAGTGTTGAGGAAAATTGCCCAGACTGACGGTACAGCTTATTCGCTGTTATGTACCCACACCAAAGTGTGTCGGTACCATCCCAGGATATACCATCAAGATTAGAGTTGATGGTTGTTACATCTTCACTAGTTTTTACTGTCGTAGTGAACTGCCCAGACAATAAGAATAGTTTGTCTGTACCGTCACCAGAGAAGAGTGTATTGGCCATTAGCTCACCATACCGTGTACGGACTCAATAACTTCAACTAGACTAACTTCATTGAAATGGTGGCAAGGATAATCAAAGTGTGCCCAGATTTGGAAGCCGGCTTTCTTCACTTTTTGACAAAATGAATAGTCGCCTCCAACTTCTACTGTGCCGTCTTTGTTCCACTGCCGCATAAATGGCTGCTGATCTTTTAATCTTTCGATCACTCGCCGCGATACTAAAAAGCAACCACTTCCAATCGCATCAACCTCTCTTAACCCGCCCATCTCTTCACAATAAGGCTGGTAACCTTGCTCACTCTCAATCCATTTCAGAGCATTAAAATACCAAGGTCGATCACCTTGTACCTTATTATGCCAAACTGGTGTTGGGCAGCCCACTAAATCACAATCGTACTCGACTAAATCAAGGGGATTGTTTATCGGCGGGTTGTCGGTATCAATTGATAACCAATAATCCTCACCACCATTCAAGAAATCTTTCACGCAATGGTGGAGATTATTAACATAGGGTGAGTGTGTCGGACAATCATGTCTGATAATATAGCGAGAATCAGACAACATCCGACAAATGGCAAAATGCACCATTTTATGCAGCCACCCGTCACCGTTTGGAACCGTAATGTAGACCCGCTTCTTAATCATGGCTGCTTAACTGTAAGACCTTCAACATTTTTATAGGCTGACCATGTCTTACGCTTGTTACGCCGACGACCAGGAGTGGGATTATCTGGATTAAGAGCATCTACATCTTCTTGATCTTCAGCAATATTCAAAGCTCTCTTAGCCGCAATAGCTTGAAGAGTGGCTGTATCTTCCTTGATAGCTGGATCACGCTTATGCGCGCGGTCATCATAAAACTTTTCAGCATCAACTTCAGTCATAACTGAACACTGTGATGGAAATGCGTTGACCGCGGCCTGAGCAAAGTCATCAGGTACAAGAAGCATACCATTCCATTGACCCTGCGGACTATCTTCGCCAGGATCGTCATCAGCATGGCCCGAAAGTTGGTCATAGTGCCAGCCGCCAAACTTATCAACAAAGTATGACCAGTCCATGTCGTCACGCACGCCAGCAGAAAGCTGGTTGAAATCAGGGAAACCATGGACTTTCTTCCCATTTACATTCTTCAAACCGATTTTCACTTTCAAAGGAACAAGTTCCATTAGATTTCTCCCTTAAATTGTACACACACGAAATTAAACGAGTTCGCGCTGGGGCTTATCAGGAAAGTCAACATTTGGACAACGTCCACATATACGCTCAACAACTCGCCCGACCCATTTCATTATTTCTGAATTTTGAACAAGTACGATTGTCCCTTTTTCCACAAGATGGGCAAGAGTTTCTTTCTGATAGTCTTCGAGCTTTTCTATACGTGCGGAAAGGCGCGCTTCACGCTTCCAGTCGCGCCAGATGAAGAAGAGAATCACTCCCATCAAAGGGCCGAGTTCTCGTAACATAGACTGCCAATCAAAAACTGTAACGTCCATATCAGTACCCTCCAAGTCAAAAAAGCCGGGGCGGAGCGAAATCCGCCCCGGCACAAAGACAAATTCAACTCAGATCAACCGAGCAGAACGCAACCCAAGTTAGCATCCAGCATCGCAACCCCACACAGAAGGTCCAGAGTCACAATCGTACCCTGGCTGGTGATGTTGTACTGCATAGACACACGCATTGCTACGTCGTTATACACACCGACGCTAGAACGTACACCAAGAGCGGTGTTCGGCAGAGCGAGCGGACGAGATACGAGTGCAAGAGCGTTACGATGGAAGGCGAGGTTCAACGAACCAACCGGGCCCGGGAACGCCGTATCCACACCAGTGGTGACCGCGAGGGCCAGCGGACGGTCCAGGTAGACGGTATAATCGCTACCATCCGTGTAAGCCTCGATAATGGTGTACACTTGACGTGTGGTACCAGTACCGAAAGCGAGCAGTTGACCCACTACGGGCGGCTTGGTGGCGGTATAGTTCTCCAGAACCAGACCCTTAGCATAACCAGCAGCGTAGTTGGCACCAAGATCACACGCCTTGAACAGCGTGCAAACGGCGTTGAGAGTCAGAGCCGTGCTCAGTCCGGTAACGATGTTCAGACTAGTTGTCTGACCTGTACCAGTCGAAGCGGCCACGACGTGAGGCTGACCTTCACCCTCAAACCAAATGTACTCACCTACTACAGCAGCGTAGCCGGCAATTGTTACGTTGATGGTAGTTTCGCCCACGGGCTCAACTTCATCAACCAGACCGTCCACGTAATCCACCGTGATTGTCTTAGACAACGCGGGGACGTTTTGATCCATGTAAGAATCAAAACCCAGGAGACGACCTAAGCTAGCCTCACGAAGAGCCGTACCTTCATCGCCGCGCTTCTCAGCACTGATGAACAGTTCGGTCTTCAGCATCTCAGTCTCAGACTGAGGAGACAGTACCAGATTACGCCCAGTCGGATACGCCTTGTTGACGTTCATCTTCTCCCGGCATTCCAGGAGGAAGTTCTTGGCGTTACTTTCACTCATTTCCTGAAGCCGACCAACTTTGTTGGCGAGGAACTGATGGGCTTGACCAATCAGCACTCGGTCAACCGAGCGAGCGATTTGCATCGCAGCAGGCGTCAGGTAAATATCAACCAAGTCTTGGAAAGACTTAGAAGCCTCACCGTCCTTGATTGTGAAGGACACGTAAACGTGCTGATCCAACGGGACCTGTACGTTCGTGCTAACGGCATCTTGGTTGTCCACGTCATCAGCGTCAGTTTTACGCCGTGTGGAGAACTCAGAAGGACGCCGAGTGTTTACTACGTCGCCATAATTGGCGACCTCATCGCTGAAATCTCGGTGGACAAGGCGGGCCATAACCATATTCTCTTCGAGAATGGCCAGACCTTCTTGCGCCCACAATTCGGGAATCAGCGCATCATTGTCATTGGCAAAACACGCCATGACAGGATTTGCATACAGAAGGTTCATGGATTTACTCCCATGTTGTTGTTATGCCCATAAAGGGCAGGTTCCGTGCCGCCCCACATAGGGCAACTAACAATTACTTTGTTTAGTTAAAAGCACCACCCCGTTTTTTGATTAACTAGAAGATGGACCACGTCGCAGCCCCAGGGCTTCCGGGTTTTCCTTACGAAGCTTACGATACTGATCCGGAGATAGTTTCGTAACGTCAATTCGTCCACCTTCACCTGATGTAACACCACCAGTTGCGGCACCAGACCCAATACCACTAACAACGTTTGCACGGAAAAGGTTGCCATAATGCTCAGGCAACTGCTTCATTCGCTGTACTGCTTCTTGGGGGGTGCGAAGAGTCACTGTCCGATCCCCGGTATTCTCATCAATATCCGGGAATTCAACTTTCGGAACCATTTGATCTTCAAGCTCGTTACCTTCTTCATCCGTTGCGGCGCGCATTTGCGTCATTGGACGAAGCAAGCCAACGATTTGTGTTGGGTTAAAAGCTTCCGCTTCAATCGCTGCATCTTGCAATGAACGTTGAACAATGGAGTCTTTGTACATTCGCTCCCACTTGACCGATGATTCTTTATAGTCCGTTACCTCGCGAGTAAAACGCTCTCGTTCTTGCTTCCGTTCATATTCGGCCTGTTGTCCCTTTGTCCGGAACGTTTTCTGCAAGTCTTGCAACTCACTTTCAAGCTTGGCACGCTGGTCATTAGCCAAAGTTTTATCAGCCAGCATGTCTTTGTATGATGTTTCCAGTTTCTTGTATTTTTCTACGTGCTTCCGGCGGTCATCAGCAAGAAACTTATTCACGTCATCCTGATTGAAACCTCGCTCCTTCGCCGCAGCCGCTTCAGTAGCCGCTTGCCGTGCTTCAGCAGACTTGCGATCCGCTTCCTCTCGCGCTTGCTTTGCGTCTTCTTCAGCTCGTTTGAGGCGGTCTTCAATAGAAGCAGAAGCAGCGGAACCATCGTCGCCAAAGTCATAGCTGCCACCATCACCACCACCATCGCCGCCATCACCACCGTCGCCACCATCGCCACCTTCGCCCTCATTGTCAAAACAAGTGAGAACAGGAAAACCATACAGTAATTCAAAATCGCGTATCATTTTACGCTCCTTAATCAACCCTACTGAGTTTAACATCATCAGCGTCACGCAGAAAAGGTTTAAGGTATCTCCAAGCAGTGGCACTAGGAACGCCATGCATAAGATGCTCAACCTGCGATTGCGAGCGGGCGTAGGTAGTCCGCACAGACGCATACCCTTGACTAACAACGCCAAGGTTTTCTACATCCAATTCGGGATCAATTCCGTCTAAAAGGGCGTGGGCAATTTCCCAACATGCTATTAAAATCGCATCAGGGATTTCTATGTCCTCACCGCGCGGAAATTCCGTTTCCTGCGCTTCTTCAGCTTCACGGATTTCCTCATCCGTTACATCAAGTTCATCCCCGTCCGCGTCATATAAGATGTCGTAGACGGTTGCCTTGTCGCCTTTGAAATTCAAGGCGTCAATAATCTGTGTTGCTTTGATTAAAGCTTTAGGGCGATCAGATGCAGCAGCATCGAACCAGGCTTCTTCAAAGAGTCTGTTATCGAAGTATTCATTAGCATCGGCCAGCGACCCATAATAACTATACATAGCAACACTCCTCTTAACTAGCGAGCCACTTGTAAGTTTGCCCAGCAGCACCACCAATGACCCAAACCTTACTAGGATCATCAATAGCGATTTCAACGGCATTATCTCCTGCCGCCACTAATGGGTAACCATCCGCTGCCGTTACGTTAGTGCTGGTTCCCACATAAATAGTTCCAGTTATACACTTTACGTATACGCCTTTTATTGTTTCAAAAGCCCCCTCAGTAAGTTGTTGAGAAGCGCTGTCTCCAACAGTCCCAGCCCCTACTTTGAATTTGCTTTTACTTTGCTTTATAGGCAGTGCCATTCCTTGTCTCCTTATTTACCTTCTCCGCGCACTGACTTCTTAGTCGTTTCTTTGAGCGCAGTTTCTGTGGCTTGTCCCCGTTCTTCTTTACCTTCCCTCTCAGGCGCGTCAGAAATATCCTCCACGCCTCGGGCGCCGGGGTTTTCAATATTGTCTTCTGTACCTCCGCCCCCTTGTTCTCGAGCAGATGTTTGTGCTAATAGAATCCGTGCCGCCCTATCAGCATGATCTTTGCGAGCTTGTAAGTATTCATCTTCCGCAAACCCAAGGGCTAGAGAAGCAGTTTTCTCGCTAACAAGACCAGCTTCCTTAGCACTGATGATAGTGTCAGGATTACTAGTAGTGTAATCGGCCTTGTCAATTTCTTTGAAGATATTATCCATCGTTTCGACATCAATTTTACCACCCAGTAGTGACGTTACGATATCCTTAGCAAGTTCCTTCTTGACAGTAACGCCGGGGACAGTAAACATCAATTCAGCCAAATCCCCAGCCTCTTTGATACGATCACCATCTGTTTTCAGACTGTAACGATCTGGGTACTTAATTGTTGCGACTTCCTGCCTATTTTCCTGTCGCTCTTCATACGCAGCCCAATGGTCAGCAATCTTTCTCTCGGCACCTTCCAATACCAATCCAATATACGATAATCCAGCCTCAAGTCCTTGGTCGCTCATCTTCAGAGCCTCGGCAGAAGAGGCTCGACGACCAATCTTATTTTGAACCGCTAAGTTGACAAGTTTACGAATGTCGTCTTCAAGCTTTTCTTGAAGCTTTAACGACGCCTCCAAAGGTTCCGGTGATGGATGGATAAATCCAGGTCTCTCGGCTCTTATGTCGTAGATACGACCATGCGTTGGACCGACATTCATTTCCCGTCCCATGGCTCTTTGACCGCCAGCGGTAGCCGTGCCATCAGGATTAGCACCATGCTTCAAGTGGTCGCCCACGGCCCGCATGTCAGCTTGCTCAGTGTAAAACGGGAAGTTAGCTTTTAGTGCATAAGCAACGTCGCTTGACGTTAAGTTAAGCAATGCAGATTGATGCTTCACAACATCCTTCAAAAGACTATCTTCAATATCCAATAAGACAAAGGGAATTCGCCGCAAGGCAAGAACTATCGGTTCTTCAACTACTTGTTCATTACCATCTGAGTCAATGGGTTTCCCCTCTTGATCGTAAAACTGAACATGAACAAAACCATCATCTTGGTCCACCCAAAGTAGTCGGTATCTTTCATACTCCCCGCTCGGTAACTCAATAGCTTCAATATCGTGACTAGAATAATCTAATCCTTTATCCCGCAACAGCAACGCTTGAAATTCCATTGGGTCTTCAGGTTTAGTGCAAGCCCATGAAAGGATGTCTTCAACCTTATAGCGATACAGATAAGGTCGCGCACCACCCACATCGGCTAATGTGTCACCTTTTGACTTAGGAGCGTCGATGAATACTCCAACCTTCCCCATTACAAGTAACTCGGTCAATACATCAATGCCGATAAAGGCATTCATGCTTGTACCCTTCATATCGACGCCACCCTTCTCACCTGCAACTGATTTCTTGTAGGTAGAGGTACCACCTTTACGAATGATGTCACGCATTCGTTGAAAGATAGAATTACGAATATCATTTACAGCAGCCTTGGCGTATGTGGGAGTCGGTGTAATATCCATCCTTGAATAATAATCATCATCAGATTCCCGCTCTGAGAACTTCTTCAGATTTTGTTCTACAAAGTAATAGCCGCCCTCATAGCTTTCACGCCATTCAGCCCAGAAACCCATATCATAAGATATGCTGGGATGCCTCACGTCTATAATACGAAACTTGTCATTAGCCATTTTTGTAACTCCAAATATCCTGCCGCTAATTCCTATTACAGAAACCTGCCAATATCTCTTCCTGTGACAATACTCGCAGCCAAGGGTAAGGCGATTTCAGCGTAATTGAGCGCGTGGGCCATGTGATCGGGCCCTGTAGTTATGTATGTAGCTTTTGGATTGCCGTTTTCATCTTTCTCGTATGTTCTCACCAAATTCTTCATGTGCTCCCTAAATTCAAAACTAACATCAGCGGGTAATTGAATTCGGTCACTATGAAATCTACCGAGTGTGGCATCTAGCCAATTAGTGCGGTCCACAGTTGCGATGGGGGCACCTTCTTCTTCCTCGGTAACTGAGATTTCTTTCCCAGTTTTTCCTCTCCTATAGCGGCAGAGATGAACGTAGCCGTGGAAGCGTCTTGCAAATCGTCGCGCGTCATTTATTTGTGGGTCAGCATCAATCACACAGCCTAAAATTTGCCACGTTCTCATAAGCCTATCAAGTTCTTCAAACTTATCCCCTGGAAGTTTGCCTTCCCATAATACTTTGGCGTAGGCCGCAGCGTTAATATCGAAACTGTAATCATTGAAAAAATATTCAACTACAACTACATGATTCAGCTTGCCTTGATCCACCCCCATTACTATTGTTCGGTCACCACCGGTCGATGGTTGAAGAGCTAGATCCTGCTTTGAGTAGTTCTTTATTGAGTCAACAATTTCCTCTTCCACTACTTGCCCACCGTCAGGAATAAATGGCATACCAATTTTAGAGTTGTGGAACTCACATAAAGCTGCCTCATCTCCTAGGCCGCGAAAATGCGCTAGTGCAATGTCCTTTGGCCTAACAGTGTAAGAGTAAAGTTGATTGATATACCATGAGCGATGGTCGCCGTCCGTCTCTACTGTTGGTTTCCATATTCCCTTACCGAGCCATTCCGGCTTCGTTTCCTGCT